CACTATCTACTACTGCTTGAGCCTGTATGATTGAGTCCTGTGCCTCTGCGATAGTGGCTGTAATGGCTTCTGTAGGGCTTGTAATGGCTGTTGCGTTATTTTCTATAGCTTCTATATAGGTTTCAGCCTGAGATATTTCAGTATTAGCTACCTCAATTGTGGCTGTTGCATTTTCTGTTATTGTAGGATCAGAGGGGGATACTTGAACTGTATTAGTTTCGTCAGCATGTGCATAATCTGCAGGAGAGAATATCATCCAAAGTGTTAAAAGCAACCCCACTAATCCCATTTTGATTAGTATGTTTTTAATTTTTTCTCCTATTAGTTTGTGGTGGTAACTAATAGTCTTATTATATCATTTAATTTAAATTATCTATTAATAAACCTGCTCTTGGGCCATCACACCATACTGCATGTGAATTTTCTAGAGGTAGGTATAAAAGATCTCCTGGATTTAGTGTGTATGTTATTCCCCCATCTATTTTCCAGAAAGATGTTCCGACTATTTGCCAATAAAAGATATCGTGTGGATCATGGTGATCGGGAACAAATCTGTTAGATAAAGAAATTCTTATACCTTGGTAGTGCCAATCTAAATCGCAACTATGTCCTCTTTGAGAATAATATCCACATTCTTGATTTTCTTTTGATCCATTAAGATTATATAATAGTTCAGATACTCCCTTAAACTCTTCAAATATATTATTGGTTTGTGGGGCTAGCCACATTTTATTTTGTATTTGCAAGTTTCCTATATAGTCTAACGCTTCTAGATTTTGAAATTTCTCTACCTTTTTACGCAAGTCTGGGTTATTTAGTGTAGATTCTTTGTATATATGATTTAATATATCTTCCCAGGTAATTTCTGGGATCTGGTATTGTTCAAATACTAGCCCATGTTTATTCTTTTTTGCTTCTTTAATTGATTCAAACATAGTTAAATTATATCATTCTATAATAAAAAAGGGAGCCAGTTTCCTGACTCCCCTGATTATTAAGCTAGATTACTTCTTTAGCGCAACCTTAGCCTTTGGATTCTTCTTGTTCCACTTTGTAGCAAGTGCATTGTATTGTGCCTTGTAAGCTGCTGCTGCTGTTGCTGTAGCAAGATCTGCTGAAGCTTTTGCTGCTGCTGCATCTGCTGAAGCCTTAGCAATTGCATCTGCAAGTGCCTTATCTGATGCAATCTTATCTGCTGAACGAGCAGCAATTACTGATGCTAGTTCTGCACTAAGTGCTGCAACTCTTGCATTAAGTGCTGTAATTGTTCCATTAAGATCTGTTACTGCAAATGAGCCAACAACTGCCTTAACTGGAGCAGCAAAACCTGTTACTGCTGTAGCAGAAGCTGCGCCTGTTGCTGCAACTGTTACTGTTCCAGCAACTGCAACTGATAACTTTTCAGCCTTTGAGCCAAGTGTTAGTGTTGAGTCTGCAGTTACATTTGCTGCTGTTGATGTAATAATTGACTTTGAAATTGAAGCATCTGCCCATGTTCCGCCAATAAGTGTTGCTGTTACTGTTTCTCCACCTACTGGGTTACCGAATGCATCTGTTACATTTACTGAAACTGATGGGATTGTTCCTACTGCTACTGCAGATGGAACTGATAGACCAACATTGTATGCTGATCCTGCAATACCCTTAACGTAAACAATAGTTGAGTATGCACCATTTGTAATGGTTACTGATCCAGTATTTGTTGATGTTGTGAATGCATATACAGTAATTGCAGTTCCCTGCGATGTTGCTGAATATGATGTTGTTCCTGCTGATGCAAGAACTGGTGCTGTTGGAGCATTGTCCAAAGCAAGAACAATTTTAACTCCACCTGTTGATACAAATGAAACAGCTGTTCCTGTGTCAGCAGTTGCAGCAAGTGCTACAGCGTCTGCTGAGTCTACCTTGTTATCTGCTGGAACGTTTGCAGTTGCTGGTGCAGTTGCAGTCGTTGCGTTTGCTGATCCTGCTACTGTTACTGCAAGAGGCGCTGCACTTGAAGGTGCAATTACCAATGCTGTGCTAGTCAGGGCTGCAGCGATGATTAGCGATATTTTCTTAAATGAATTCATCTTTCTCCTTGTTAGTTGTTATATTAGATTAAGTTTATCAAGAAAATCCCTAACATCATTAGGCATTTCCCGATTATCTAATTCTATCATATCCCTCTGCTTCTGTGCAAGTCGTGCACTAGAACTCCAGGTATGGACATCTATCTCTATATTAGTATTCTTTTGTGTATGGGAAATAGCACCAAATACTGCCCCACATACCGCATCTGCTAAGTCTTTAGATTTTTTACGTGGGTGGTCAACCCTGTTACCCTTCATTATTTTCAATTCTGACATTTCTTCAAGCAGTATTGGGATCATAGGAATAGCAACACGCTCTTCATAAATCATCATAGCTAAATCTTCATAGTGTTTTTTAGCAACAGAAACAGTCTCAGTTCTTATTCCAACTGCCTGCAATTCGTTTTGAATATCAAATGACTGCCATCGGTCAAATGAAACCATGCCTAAATTAAAACCTTGTCTGCGTAAATTCATAATCCATTGTTTTACTTCTGAAAGATTTACTGGGCCCTCTGCTCTTGGCTCCCACCAGGCAACGGCATCAACAACAACAATCGGGGCTACCTGCTCATAATCTTTAATTACTTGAATACTTACCCATTTATCCACATGAGCAATTGCTACAGCACACTTGTCATGCTTTTGTGCAAGGTCAGCATGAATATAATAAACCTTATCTGGATCTGGTTTAAAGGTTTCGTCAAACCTTCTAAATGAATCTAATGGATTTCTAGAATTCATACATCTTTCTAGCTTATCTTTTTGTTTAAAAAATGCATCAGAGGCATAGGTTGGCATACATGCAAAACGCATCATAGCATCACCAAGGTCTGTATAAAAAGCTAACTTAAAATCTTCTATTTTACGTGTAGGATTTACTTCCCATGTAGGTCTTTTGAATGCAAATACTCTTGGTATTTTGTATTGAAGTATTGTATCTTCATCCCACGAAATTTCAAATTGATTGCCTGGATCATCATGTGGTAATTCTTCATTCATTATGAAAGTATGTGTGCGTTCAACAGTTTCTTTTTCGGCAATGACTGCTTCATACCGTTGAGAAATGAAGTCACCCTGGTAACGTGGGAATGAAAGAAGAACTACTTTACCTAAATCTGGAAAACGAGAGTCTACTGTTCCACGGAATGCTTTATAAATATTATCTGCAGTCTTACCTTGTTCATTACCTGTTCCAACTTCTGTAGCAAAACCAGAAATTTCATCAAGCACTGCCATCAAAAGGTTTAAACCTTCATGAGACTCTCTTTCTGAGTGACCAGAATAAACAGTTATACTTTTATCAAATTCAAATGAGTCCGCTTTTGGATTATACTTTCCAGCAAACCAGGGTGACTTTTCAACCTTTACTCTAAACCCTTTAAAGAAAACATTCTTAGCTTGTTGTGCGTTAACTGCAACGTTAATAATATCAATAGCATCTCCTGGGGGCTTACCAAAATAAACCGCTGGGTCTTTAAGACATAGAAGCTTATATACTACATATGCACAGGCTACTGTTGATATAAAATCTTTACCACTACCCTTACCAAGTTGAAGTATTAGTTCATTTTTAGTATATTTATTAAAATGTTTTGTGCCTTCTGCTTCACCCATAAGGTCAATTAAATCTTCTTTACGATAAATCTGACTCATCGCTTCAACAATTTCATATTGGATATCGGATAAAATTGGTTGCCCTAAATACTCTGGAGACTGAACAAATGTTTTTACATCTACAGGAGTTTCAACAAAATGATTCTCTTTTAATACATCAAGAAACTCATTGAACATCGTGGACAATTGTAATCACTTCACCCTCTTTTGCAATAGACGAAAGTCTTTGCATAATTAAATCACGTATCTCTGGATGTTCTGAAGCAACATCACGAAGTATACCAATTAAAACTTCTTGCCTACGTTCAATCTCAACCATCTCTTCTGCAAGTTCTTTGTTTTCAAGAAGACCTGCTTTCTGTAACATTTCAATTCTAGATTTTTCAATATCCATAACAAGTTTAATAGATGCTGTCTTGGCACTTAGATTATTAGTTAAGCTTGATTCATCCATAACTTCGTATGCTTTTGTAATTAATTTTGTATAGTGTGTATCTGCTCCTACCAATGCTTCCTTAGCCCGTGCACGAATAGCGTCATTGGCAGATGCCATAACTTTCCATTCATTAATAAGAGCTACTACTCTAACTCTTGGTATCTCTAGTTCTTTAGAAATTACTGTTGGATCATTTCCTTTTAGGTATTCAGAGACAACTTGATTTATTTGATCAAGATGATTTACTAAATCAGATTCAGTTGACATACTTACCCTCTAATCTATTAATCTCATCTTTAATATAAAAAATTGCTTTCTCAAGATCTTGAATGGTTTTTGCTTCATCCTTTAATCCTGCCCTCCACAAATATTTAAAGGCATTGCCAATGTTAAAATTTCTATGACGAGTAATTTCAATACACTCAACACCAGATGGATCAGTTGTATAGTGTAGCGGATTGTTTACTTGATCAACTGTAATGGTTAGATTATTAGTCAATGTCTTCATCGTCATCCCAATCAAAAGCTTCTGGCAAACCTTTAAGTGCTGTAACCACAAAGGTTATTCCTACTGCACCAGTAATACCAAGACCAATTAAAATCTTTTGTGCTTTATTCATCGTCTACTCTTCCTTAATCCAAATTTTGCAAGATAAACATAAATAGTTTCTATGCTTGCCCCACACTCTTTTGCAATTTCTTCTGGAGATTTTTTATCCATAAGATATCTCTTACGTAGCCAAACCTCTGATGTATATAGTTTACCACCCATAGCTTTATTTGTCAACTTCCGTATCAATAACATCATAATTATATGCATTTGAATCTTCAAGGATCCATTTGTCATAGCTTTCAACATCCCATTTTTTTGTATT